GGACCAGAGTATATGAGAAAGAGTTTTAGGATATCTATACTGCTTGGCTGTTCACCTAAATTTAAGAGAGATGAGAAAGGTAGAATTGCATGAGAAGGCTATTGTCACGTTGAAGTTGATAAAGATTGCCAGGAAAAGGAAGGACATAGTGTATGATACGTATCGAAAGTCTTTCCACATTGAGACAAATAATTATATGGACAAGATGTACGGAAGGTTGGAGATTCTTGATGCATGTATAGATAGATTAAAAAAGAGGTATAACAATTTAATTAAAGAGATATGTATGTTATCGTAACTGGAGGTAGGCCGACAGATTGGTATTCGAATCATGTTGGTGTAGAGTATAAGATCGTTCATGAGGGTCATGAGGGATATTTGGTTGAGTCTAATGCTATGGGATCAGGCTGGCGAATCATTGCTAAGGATGACTGTGAAAAGAATGAGCCTAAGTTTTGTGATGATGTTAAGGCGCACATGGTTGAGAAGATGAGAGAAAGTTTATCTCAGTTTGACGTTCACTACGACAATAAGAACGGAAGTCTGTACAAGTTTGCTGAGGACCATGGATTGAATGCGTATGAATTCGAGATAATAAAAAGAGTGGTTAGATGCCGAAAGAAAGGAGAGTTTATATCTGATATTGAAAAGACTATTAGAGTGCTAAATATATATCTTGATGAGCAGAGAGAAAATTATGTTGGTCAGGTTGAAAAGCTTAATGGATGCTAACGGCTGCGTGTATGAGCAGTTGCGGAATTTAACCACAAAACTTAATTAGAAGCAGAAAAGATGAATATACAAGGAACTTTATTTGAAACACTGAACCCGCAATTGCTTATACACGGTGTTATGGGCAGTAATTATTGCTCTGTTGGTGCGGTTCGGGATTTTCAAGTGCTTTTGTGTGATAGAAAAGAAATTGTTGGCTTTGTAGAACATTGGCATTACTCTAAAAATGTGAACGGACTTACAACTGATTACTGTTTTAAAATACTGGATGCTGATGGGAAAATGATTGGTGCAATGATTTACGGTAAAATTGCGATGGCTAACGTGTGGAAAAAGTATGCCGAAAAAGAAACTGATTTGATAGAACTTAAAAGGCTATGCTGTATTGACAACACTCCAAAGAATACTGAAAGTTTTTTTATTGGACATACTTTGAGATGGCTAAAAAAGAACACAGATATTAAAACAGTAATTAGTTATGCAGATATGACATACTCACATGAAGGCACTATTTACAAAGCCAGTAATTTTGTGCATAAGGGGATGACTGCAAAAGGCAAAGTGATAATGTATAATGGCAAAAGATACCACGATAAGACAATAAGAACCAAATATAAAGGCGAATTAAAACCTTTTGCGGTTGAGATTAAAAAAGCACTCGAAAATGGAGATGCTGAATATGTAGATACACTTGGGAAACATATTTACCTGTATCAGTTGCGATGCGGTTGATATTATTGCCCATAACACAAAAGCAGGGATCGTTTTAATGATCCTTGCTGACTGTTAGAAAGCCGTTTTAATGGCGTAAAATTTAAAATATATGAAAGCTTGGAATGATTTAAAGAAAGAAGTAAGTCTATATTGGACTGGAGATGCAGTTGATCCAGATAGCTATTGGTATATGGACCATGGTGTGAAGATAGAAAAGTTCAGAGATGGGCATTTCGAACTGAACAATGCTATGATCTCAGGTGATTTTTACAAGCCACTTACATCAGAACAAGTTAGGGTGTTTGAAGAGAAAGGATGGCTGATGGGTTGTTACAGTGTTTGTATAGATACTTATTCAGTCAGACTTTTCAACGTGCATAAATTGTTGTTGATAAACCCTGAGAACGAGGATCTTATTGTTCGTAAAAATAATATCGAAAAAAAGCTAATGAGATACCTTGAGTTAGCAGATAATTTAGTAATTTAGTAACCCTTAATTTTTAATTTTAATTCTATGTCACATTGGAGAACAATGTTTGCTGACGAGAAGTATCTCGGAGCATACAGTTTAGAGAAAGACGGCAAGTACGATGCCGTGATTGTTACAATCGAAAGTATTTATGTTGGCGACTTTCTGTCGCAAGGAGGAAAGGAGAAGCGTCCTTTCGCAAAGTTCAAGGAGTTTGAGAAGCCAATGGTTATCAACCGAACTAACTTTAAGAGACTAGAGAAATTCTTCCAGTCATTTGACCCTACATTGTATGCAGAAAAGCAGATTGTATTAGGTGTTGAGAATGTATCATCACCTGAGGGTATGGTCCCTGCATTGCGTTTCAGTACTAGGCCATTACCTGTAGCACAGAAGCCTGAGCTACCTGCTGCTGCGCTTGCTAAAGCTATTGAGTCCGTTAAGTCTGGCAAGAGATCTATAGAGGATATAGAGGCCAAGTACTCACTTACTGCTGATCAAAGAGAAGCTATCTTAAACGCGTAATTTTATGGAGTGGTTAATGTTTCGCGCATCAGCGTGTGCTCCGTTATTCACGGGTGAAGACGGATTGACTGACAAGCAACAAGAGGAGTTAGTATCTTTGTTAGAGAAAGATAAGAGGACTGCTATCCAGGAGCAAAAGATGTTAGATCTTATTGCCAAGAGAGACGCGGAGCCTGAACTACCAAAGGGAGCTAAGACTTACATTGAGAGTCTTGTAGATCAGTATGTATACAAGTACGAGGACTATATTGATAATAAGTATGTACGCAAGGGTATTGCTGTGGAAGACAGCGAAGATGAAGACATCAACAAGAGTGCTATTAAGATTGCCAATTCTTTGTTTTTTACTGAGTATAGCAAGTCTAGTTCTTATCTTAAGAAAGGTAAATTCCATGGTCATCCGGACATTGAGGACGAGGACGAGGAAATGATACTTGATATCAAGTCGTCTTGGAATAAGAAGACTTTCCCAAAACGTCCTGAAGATGGTGAGAACTCTCAGTATGAGTGGCAAGGCAAAGTGTATTGCTACATGAAAGGATGGCGTAAGTTCAGATTGTGTTACGTTCTTATGTCAACACCTGAGGAGCTTGTGCCAGACAATGAGCATGGTACCTTACATTATGCAGATGACCTTCCTCTTAATCTACGCATCACATGTGTTGACTACGAGTTAACTCAAAAAGATATCGAGAAGATAGAGCGTAGAGAACAAGCGGCAGTTAAGTATGCCAAAGAATATTATAACTTTTTAATCAACAAAAACAAATAAGTATGTTTAAAGTTCAAGCAAACGTTAAGAGCGTCGGTCAGACTGTTAGTGTGTCTGAGAAATTTTCTAAGAGAGAATTGGTAGTAGAGATTCCAGACGACAAGTATCCACAGATTGTAAAATTTGAGGCTACTCAAGATAAGTGTCAACTATTAGACAACATTGGATCAGGACAGCAGGTAGAGATTACATTTGCTCTTCGTGGCCGTGAGTGGACAAATGCAGCAGGCGAGACTAAGGTATTTAATACTTTGAACCTTGTACGCATTGAGGTTGTTGGTGGATCACCTAAGCCTGCACCAGCTGTAGTTGTGGCAACAGCAGCAGATGACGAGGACCTCCCTTTTTAATTTAACAATGGGCAGGTGAGATTCCTGCCCTAAACTTTTTATCCGATGATTACAATTTTTAAAAACATAAACGAAACAGGTAAGCCTTACTACATATCTGTAGAGAATGCTTTGGGTCGGATAAGAGATGGTAAGAGCAAGTCATTGCTTGATAAGATAAGAGTTACTGAGGATAAGGAGGAGAGAAACGAACTAAAGAAAAAACTACCGAGCGTTTGTTTTGGCGGTAGGTTTGCGTCCAGGGCAGACAACGAGCTTATCACCCCATCTGGATTTATGTCCCTCGATTTCGATGGGTTTGAGACGGAGGACGAACTAAAGGCCAAGCGTTTTGAACTTGAGATGGACGACCATACGTATGCGCTCTTTACATCACCATCTGGAAACGGGCTGAAGGTATTGGTTAAGATACCCGATACAGATCAGAAAGGATACAAGGCATACTTTAAGGCTATACAGCAGTACTATAACTGCCCTAACTTTGATCGGTCATGCAGTAACATATCTCGCGTTACCTATGAATCTTTTGATCCGCAGGTTTACATTAACCAAGATAGTGTAACCTGGACAGAGATGGAGGAAGAGAAAAAACCTGAGGTCAGACGAGTAACTATTCCTATTGATGATCAGAACAAAACGATAGAGTTCCTTCACAAGTGGTGGGAGAAAGATTATGGACTTGTGTCTGGCAGCCGGAATCAAAACTTATTCATCCTTGCATCGGCCTATAATCAATACGGCATATCTTTACAGGATGCTGTTGACTCTCTATCACGATTTGAACAGCCTGACTTTAGTGCGCTTGAAATAATTGCAACAGTTACCTCAGCTTACAAGAATACATCTGAGCATAACACAAAGAAGTTTGAGGATAAGGAGAAGGTGGATGCTGTTAAGGAGCTTGTTGCTAGATCAGTTCCAATAGAGTCTATCAAAGAGCTTGTCCCTGAAGCTACAACAGAAGTTATATCTGAGTTGTCTAATGAGATATGCGAAAGTGAGTTTTGGTTCAAGTCAAAGAAGGACATGCGTGTATCATTTATCAACCATAAGTATAGAGACTTTCTTGTTGACAATGGATACATGAAATTCTATCCAGCTAAAGATAGTTCGTTCATGCTTGTTCATGTAAATGGGAATGTAATAAACGAGGTACTAGATGATAACGTCCGAGACTTTGTGTTCGACTATCTGTACAGCATGGACGATAAAAGTGTATACGATGCATATGCTGAGAAGATAAAGTTAGGCAAGGAAGACTTTCTAGCTTTCCTTCCAAACGTAAGACCTCAGTTCCTTAGAGACGGCAAGAAGCACTCGTATATATACTTTAGAAACTGCGCTGTAAAGATTACATCTAAAAGCATAGAGACAATAAGCTATGAGGATCTTGGTGGATTCGTCTGGGAGCGACAGATAATTGATAGAGACTATAAGCCTTTAGATTATTCTGATGCTGAGTACAAGCGATTCATCACTAACATATCAGGCAGTGACCCAGATAGACTCAAGACAATGGAGTCAACTATAGGATACATGATGCACAACTACAATGATAGTGCTTAC